GCTCTTGGTCCTATCTCACCATGTCCTTGATACCACCCAATAATTTTACCCTGTGCTAAAAGTTCTGCTGCTCTTTCGATAGTTTCATCATTCACTTCCTCTGGGGCATAGTCATCTTGACAGTATGGAAAATTACCTATATCAAAGTCATGTCCCACAGCATACCTGAGTGCACCAATACTAAGACCACCATCATATACATGGGGTGGTATATCTAGGTCATAAATCTTTCTTAGTTCGGTGTTGATGACTGTATTCAACATCACACCACCGGTGCAAGAAATCTTTTTAGTAGGGTCAAATACTTTGAAATATTCTAATTGTTTTAGTTCACATGCCTTGTGAACAGTTGCCACAAAGTCTTGAAATTTTGTATCTTTACTTAGATACCGAAGACCGACACATTCAACACCCTTACGCATCCACTCAGCACAAAGATCAAGAATGTTATCTGGATTAATTTGTCTTGCTAAATCTAAATCAGGTGTGCCATATGCCTGCAGACCCATGACCTTACCGGGAAAGTCTACCTCCAGACCTTTGAACTCCATAATATATCCAATATAAGATAAAAATTTACCAATAGATAGATCTTTATATCTTTTCTGTCCATCAGAAGTTATTGTCAAACCAGTGTTCCTACCATGCAAACCACCTGATCCTAAACCATCAAAGGAAGCATGTTGTGAACAATCAGATAAGGCAGAATATATGTGTGCAGTGTGATGATCGATACAAATTCTATTACCCTCTATAATATAGTCTTCGTCGTTGTATGGTTTTCTGACTCTCACACCTAGCATTTTTTTTCCAGAATCAGTGTAAACAATTTTTGAATCATTCTCCTTGATACCCCACTCATCTAACACAGACTTGTACCATTTCCCGTCTGCTGCATGATGTTTGATTCCAAAAGAACGTTCACTTTTTCTATATTTGAACTCACCATCAATCAATGCAGCAATACTTGTATCATGACGAGCACCACCTATGCCAATAAAGTTCATTTCAGATAGAGAATTTTGCTTTAGAAGTTCTTTTTAGATAGTTAAGATTTATGGCATTACACTTCAACTTTTCTTTCAATGGTTTAGATATGAGTTTACTGACGTTATCAATCTCTATACTGTTCTCCTCACAGTAGTGACAGATTGCCTCAATATAATTCATCGACTCATTTTCCTTGACAAGTTTCTCTATATCCATAGCAAACTTCTCTGAACAAAGAAAGTTCTTTTTGAGTATCTCTTTGACTTCACTTTTGGATTTCATTTAGTTTCTCCTCGACAAATAATTGAATGTACTGGACAAGTTTTTTCATATATTTCATTTTATCATACTCTTCGTAAACTTTCACCTCTCCGTTAGTGCATGTCATGAGAATGACAAGTTTCTTGACGGGTATATCTGTAATTTCATAGAACATACAGGCATATGCTGCTGCTTGTACAAAATAATTCTCAATCCAATCAACAGGTTTAGGTTTCTCTGCAGTTTTGAAGTCAATGATTGCAAGTTCTCCTTTGTATTCTGCAATACAGTCAACTGTTCCTGCTACTCCTAACTCTCTACTGAATAAAGATTTCTCTAATGCATAGATGTTATCTATATTTTTCAATTCTTTTTTTGCTTGAGTGAATAACATCTTGGTGCTAGGATTGTCTAGTACAACCTCTTTATTAAGTAAGAAGTGTTCGATCAATTCATGAGTTTTTGTACCACGATTAGTTGCTCTCTTGGTGATTCTGTTTGCTTCCTCCTCACCGACTCTTGCTCTCCAGTTTTTAAAAATCTCTCGATTCCAATATGATGTAACAGAAGTGATGGATACCATCGGTCTATCATCAACCGAATAGTATCGAACACCATCGATAGTCTTCCTTGATAGTGCAGGAAGATCACACTCTACATGATTAAACATCAATACTCATTGCAAGTTTGTTGAGGATATAACTCTTGACTAATCCTGATCTTACTATATCTTCAATACCAAATTCAATAGAATCAAATTCAGGCATTGCTGAAAGTATTTTCATAAAGTCAAGGATACCATTTTTCTCATTTGTTTTTACGAGGTCGGTTTGTGCAGCGTCACCACAGAAGTGGATCTTACAGTTCTCTCCTACTCTTGTTATTATACTATCTAACTCATGAAAATTCAAGTTCTGACATTCATCAACTATCATAATACAATCATCGAGTGTTGTGCCTCTAACAAAACTAGTTGACCAAAACTTCACACTCTCCTGTGTCTTGAGATTACCCCACAACATTTCAAAATCACTGTCTGTAGGTAACTCAAACATATACTTGACCATATTCTTATATGGTATTTGATATAGTGCTGCCTTATCATCATGATCACCGGGTAAGAAACCAATTTCCCTTGTGGATACAAGTGATCTTACTATAACAACTCTATTGTATGGTGTTATAGGATCGAGGACTTGTTTGAGGGCATGATATAAAATAACAAAAGTCTTACCAGTTCCTGCCACTCCATATGTATATACATTCTTACCCTCTTCGAGTGATGCAAATAATTTTTTTTGATTCTCGGTCAATGCCTCGATCGGAATCATCATATCAGAGTTATAAGGTTTTTTTCTTTTGAGTTGCTTGGCAGTCATACCTACCCCAACTTGATTGGAAGTTTTCTTTTTTCTAGCAGGCATTAGAAATGTGTAGTCTTTTGAGGTTTTACTTTTGAACCGGGCATTGACCCGACTCTTGATAGAACTTCATTCCATCCACCATCTGTTTTACTGTATACGTCTCCGACAGCACTGACAGTTCCTCCTGTTCCCTGTGACCAATCTTTATCCCAGTCAGGATTATCCTTTCTCCACTGATCGTATTGTTTCATAGACATCACTATCTCTTTAGTTTCTCCAGTCTTCAAGTTTTTTACAGGATAAGTTGGCATGTTAGTAAGATTTTATTTTAGGATTGTTGTGAAGTATATATGCTGCTCCGATTGCAGTTCCTCCATCAAAAGAAATAGGGTCAACATAAAAATTCAAATCAGGAAATTCCTTCAATAGTTTATAGTTTACCACAACATTGAGAAAACATCCACCTGTCAATACAATATTACTACATTTTTTTGCTGCTATTTTGACTAATTCTACTGCTCTATCCTCCCAGTCCTTTTGTATAGTAGCAGCAGCGTTCTCATTACTAGATGCTAAGTATTGTCCCTCAATATATTCTCCGTATGGAGCAAGACCCATGACCTTTCCTGCTTCCATACGTCCCCACTTACATTTCTCTGATACCAAATCAAACTGAAGACCTATACCATAATTATCTACAGTATTATATCTCTTGTGCAACACCTTCCAATGAAATCTTCTTCCTCGTTTGACATGAAAAATAGTTTCACACTCGTCTCCTTCTTCAAAATTAGATCCACTTGAATCAACTACGATGACTGCTGCCTCCTCAAACTCTGAATTATAAAACCCACATGCAGCATGTGTAAGATGATGCCTGTCTCTGAAATCATATCTTTCAGCGTTAGGAAACTTTTTTTTGATTGTAGAAATATTCTTTGTGGTTATAAGAGTCTTTTTTTTATTTTGATTCCAACAGGCATCACTTATAGCAACCTTATCTATATCTTTTACTAACTCAAAAAGTTTGGTGCAATCAGAATCTCTTTTCTTTTTTGTTAATCTTTCTGCTTCTAAGTATAGTTCTATCTCACCATCGTTGAGTAGACATATAGAACCATTGTTAGATAAATTTACTCCTAAGATTCTCATAGTGGTAAAACTGCCATACTTCCACTCTTAGTGGACACTTTTTTAGGTGGCACATCCAACTCTTCCATAATAATTTGTTTTGGTAGTATGTTATAGCAATAGTAACTACTGCTAAATGTAATCTTATCATTGTCTCTACCATCAGGACTAATAAACTTCATTCTCTTGTCAAACATTAACAACTGTAAGTCCTTATCCTTGAATAGTTGTTTTGGTGCTGAATCATTCAACCAAGTGTTTGTCATTATCAGGGCAAAGGGTTTACCAAATGATAATGCTCTCTCAAAATACTTTCTCTTATTTGTAAATGGTGGATTTGATACCATTACATCCCAATACTCTGGTTCAAAATCAAAGAAGTCGATACCCATACTAATATGAGTAGCAATAACTTTATTCTGTTTTGATATTTGTTTAGTAAACTCACTATCAATGGTATCAAAAGGACACCAGACTATAGCACCCTTTGGGATATACTTCAGTATAGGTTTGACACCATAGTCAGGTGTGTAACACTCATCATTGTTACCCACCGAATACATTAATTTACTACTATCTAATTCTTTGACCATAGTTCTCAATCTCCTAATGATGAACTCTTAAACATCCTTCTTGCTTCTGGAAACCAGAGAACATGAATATCAGATTTCTTCCATGTATCTATGGCATCTTGAGGTGTTTCAACTAGAGGTTGACCTGCCAGATTGAATGACGTATTCAAGACCATAGGAACCTTTGTGTATTTGTAAAACTCTTCTATGACCTCATACAAATGAGGAATATCTTGCTCCACTGTTTGAACTCTACATGTGCCATCTATATGAACCACACCGGGAATCAATTCTTTCTTATCTTCTCTTGTATGCACCGCATATGACATTGTAGGAGATCTATTCAGTCCAGACATATCAAACCATTCATTTGCATAATCTTTCAATACAGCAGCAGCAAAGGGTCTAAAACGCTCTCTCTTTTTTACTTTATTGATTGTGTCCTTTGTGTTAATATCCCTAGG